GAAACCGTGGACGGTGCTGCTGACGCCTCATTGACTGCCGAATCTTCGGGTGAGGGTGATGCCAATGTCGAGGCGACCGCAACCGCCACGACCGGAGAGGCCACGGCCGGATCGTCTGCCGTCAGAGGAGCGGTCACGGCGGGGATGACGTGTGTTGTCGATGCGACCTCCGGCCGGATGGCGTTCAACGGTGAGACGCCGATCGCCAAGCCAACCGGCGTCGCAGTCACGGCCGAGGCCATCCATGCCGCTCTCGTGAGCCTCGGACTCATCGAGGCGTGATCCCCCTCGACCCCATCGGCTACTCGGTATGAGTACGTCACTCAATCGAAGCAAGCGCCTACGGGCAGCACGCTCACTGCCACAAGCCCATTGCCCGGTATGCGGAGCATCCTTGCTACGAACCGAGTTCCCGAAGCTGCACCTTCGGCGTTGCTTGGAGCGTGAGGCAAGCGAAGCAGTGGCGTGAACCGTCCATGCTTAGGTGACCCACTGACAGGAGCACCCTGCGGTATCCCGTCACCCGACACCCGCTGTCCCGTACACACCCGTCAGCGGGACCGCCTGCATCACAACCCGATCTACGACACCCCCCGCTGGAGACGCCTGGCCAAGACCGTCAAGGCCCGCCACATCCGTACCCAAGGCTACATGTGCCCCGGCTATGGAACCCCCCGTCATCTCGCCCCCCGCCTGTCGGCTGACCACATCGTGGCGCTGGTGGATGGAGGTCAACCGTTTGACGAGGGCAACGTGCAGGTCTTGTGTGTGAGCTGCAACAGTCGGAAGGATGGAGCTTCGCGGGCACGGTAGGGGGTGGGGGTAGCCTCGGTGGGCTCCATCCCTCTCCGCACCCCCCGCCAGTGGTTTGCACACCTATAACCACAATGCTCTAACGCTTGTTGATCTTGCCGAGCAGAGCGTCGCGCTGAGACTGAGCAGTCAGCGGGGTGTTCGTCTGCACGGGCCTTCGACTCGGATGAGAAGCGTCGGTCACGTCAGCCTGGGTCACACCCACCCAAGCGGTGGGCACCCATTGGCCGATCACATGGCCGTTGGCCGTGACGACGGTTGGTTCGCTGATCCGCGCGAAGGTCTTGCGGAACTCGGTACTAGGAAGTTCATTCATGTACCAGATTGTACCAAGTGAGTAATCCGCGCGGCAACGCTGCCAAACGCATTGCCGACACCTCACCGGGTCCGTGGAAGTCATGGAAGCCGATGTCGCGCGCGGCACGCGCCATCAAGTTCATCGAGACCTATTGCCGGCCACCAAAGGGTCAAGGTCACGGGCAGCCCGTCAAGCTGGCTCCATTCCAGAACGACTTCCTCGAGGAAGTGCTGGCGCAGGGGATCGACCTTTCCATCCTCGGCACGCCAAGAGGCAATGGCAAGTCCACCTTCGGCGGGGCACTGGCGGTCTGGGCGCTCTTCGATGACGACGATACCGGCGCTCCGCAGGTGCCGGTCATTGCCACCACGATCGGCCAGGCGATCCGGTCCTGCTATGGCGTTGCCGTCTCGATGGTCAAGGCCGAACCAGAACTCTTGCGACGGTCGCTGATCTATACCGGCATCGCTACTCCTCGCATCGTTGTTCCCTTCAACGAAGGCGAGATGTTCCCAATCTCCAACGATCCCGATGGATTGCAGGGACTTGATCCCTCATTAGCGATCTTCGATGAGATTGGCTTCCAGCCGGCCGCGTCGTGGGATTCCCTGCGACTCGCCACCGGCAAGCGCGAACGGTCACTTATCGTCGGTGTAGGTACGCCAGGGCTCGACCGTGACAACGCACTGTTCTACGTCCGAAAGTTGGTCAAGGAGGGCGCGGTTCTCCCTGGTCTGGTCTTTCGTGAATACGCAGCTCCAGATGGATGCTCGATTGACGATCGCGCCATGTGGCGCATTGCCAATCCTGCCATCGAAGCCGGCTTCCTTCGAGAGTCGGCGCTTGAGACCGACATTGGCATCACGCCCGAGGGCCACTTCCGCATCTTCCGTCTCGGCCAGTGGTATGACGGCGTGGATTCGTGGCTCGGCCCGAACGGGCGGGTCCTCTGGGATGCGTTGCAAGACCCGTATGACTTCGTTGCGAACGCTCCGACGTGGGTGGGCGTAGACGTTGCCATCAAGCGCGATTCAACGGCCGTGGTGGCCGTTCAGCGAGACGACAAGGGCATTCTGCGAGCCACCTCGCGCACATGGATGCCTACCGCCGTGGAGCCAGTGGACGTAACCGACGTGATGGAGCACATCCGCGAGCTCAGTCGGGCATACGACGTTCGAGCCGTCAGTTTCGACCCGAGATTCTTCGATGTTCCGGCCAAGATGCTTCAGGACGAGGGACTGCCCATGCTCGAAATCCCGCAGAGCGTCGAGCGCATGACCTCGGTGTGCGGTTATCTGCTCGAAGCCATCAAGCGTGGTGACCTCAAGCATGACGGAGACGACATCCTGACCGCGCACGTTCTGAACGCGGTTCCTCGCTTCAACGAGCGGGGCTTCACCCTCCAGAAGTCCAAGTCTCGCGGAAAGATTGACGCCGCGATCGCCTTGGCCCTTGCCGTAGATCGAGCTTTGCATGAACCACCCGAGCGTCGGGCAAGACGGATGGTGACTCTCTGATGCCGACACCCGAAGAGTGGCGCAACCTGCTCCTCAAGCGCCTCGATGAGCGCAAGGGCCGGATCACCCAGTACATCAAGTACCACGAGGGCGACCACGACACGCGCTACATCACCCAGGAGTTCCGTGAGGCGTTCGGTCGCATGTTCTCGGGCTATGTCGAGAACTTCTGCCCGCTGGTGACGGATGCCGTGCGAGAGCGGCTGGCGGTGACGGGCTTCCGGCTCGGGACAGACCTCAAGGCCGACGAGGACGCCAACCGCATCTGGCAGGAGAACGGGCTGGACTCGGACTCCCAGCTCTGCCATTCCGAAGCACTGGTCAAGTCGGAAGCCTCGGTCATCGTCTCGCCGTTCCGCTCCGAGTGGCCGCGCCCCAACGCACCGCTCATCACCATCGAGGATCCGCGTCAGGTCGTCGTGGCGCTGGATCCTGGCAATCGCAAGATTCGTCAGGCGGCGTTGAAGTCGTGGCGCGATGACGAGGGCCATCTGCACGCCACGCTGTACTTGGCCGATGCGGTTTACAAGTGGCGCTCGAAGCAGAAGCGCGACGACTTCACGCTTGAGAACTGGTCGGAGTACGTCAAGGTCGAGTGGGACCAGCGTCAAGGTCCCAACGACCAGGAGTGGCCGCTCAAGCATGACCTCGGCGTGGTGCCGGTCGTCTCGTTCGTCAATCGCCCTCGACTGGACCGGACTGGGCTCTCGGAGCTCGAGGAGGTCATGCCTATCCAGGATGCGGTGAACCAGTCGATCCGCAATGGCCTGCTCATCGGTGAGATGGCGAGTTTCCCGCAGCGCTACGGGATCAACATGGAGCCGGAGATCGACACCGCCACCGGACAGCCCGTCGAACGCTACAAGGCGTCGATCAAGCGTCTGTGGCTGGCTCCGCCGCCCTCTAACGGGGAGCCGGAGTCGAAGTTCGGCCAGTTCCCTGCTGCGGACTTGACGCCGTTGGTGAAGTGGGTCGAGCAGCGCATCCAGCACATCGCCACCATCACCCGAACCCCCCCTCATTACCTGCTCGGGCAGTCCGGCGTGATGCCTTCTGGGGAATCTCTCAAAGCAACCGAGACCGGCCTAGTGGCGAAGGTTCGGGAGAAGCAACGCTACTTCGGGGAGTCATGGGAAGAGGTCATGCGCCTCGCCTTCGCTGCCCTCGATGACCCACGTAAGAACGTCCATGACTCCGAAGTGATCTGGGCCGATGCCGAGTCGCGGACAGAGGCAGAGCATGTCGATGCTTTGGTCAAGATGGGCTCACTCGGTGTCCCGAACGAAGCCCTCTGGGAGCGATGGGGCGCCACTCCGCAGGAGATCGCACGCTGGAAAACGCAGCAGATGGCCGAGTCCCTGCTGGCGCCTGTTCCGTTGACCGTGGTCCCTGAAGTGGCGTGACCGAACTCGATGACCGCTACCGCGAGCGGCTGGCTGAACTCCGCAGGAGGGTCAAGGCCACGGTCGCAGGGCTGTACACCTCGACCATCGACCCGGACAACCTCGATGCCAGCTTCGAGCAGTTCACCCCGCGAGCCGCTGAAGTGGTGCAGGCCGGTCAGGCCGGCGGAGTTTCCTTGGCTAGCGGATATCTCGCAGCCCTGGTCCTCGTCAACGCCAGCCGTACCGCGGACTTTGGAGCCTTCACCGGCTCAGAGGTCGTAGGTGCGACGGCGATGGGATCCACGCTGACCGAAGGCATGGACGCCTTCCCCTCGATGGTCAAGACGCAGATCGGCAAGGGCATTGAAGTCCCTCATGCCGTCGAGTACGGACGATTCCTCGCAGAACGCTTCGCAGACAACGAAGTGACCGGCGCGGTGGACCGTCATACGGAGATCGTCACCTCGCAGAGTGGCGAGTTCTCCGGGTGGGCCGGGATCACGGTCGGTGAGACGTGCGATCCCTGCCAAGGCAACGAGGGCTTCCACACCCTCGATCAGAGCTTCTACCGCCATCCGGGTTGCGATTGCACCCGCGAGTACCTGGTCGCTTAGGAGAACGCATGGTCACGGCAACCGATCAGATTCAGGTGGTTATCTCCGCCCAGGACGTGACCGTTGATAGCGGTCCCATGTCGGAGTTCGTCGGGATCGCTGCCCTGGCTGACGAGGAGATTCCAGCCATTCGCATACGAGGTCCCTATCACCTCGTTATTGAAACGCTTGACCGAATGCGTCAAGCCGCTGAACGGGCCTTTGAGGCCCAAAGCACTAACTCATAGGAGGGCAGAAGTGCCACAGGACGCCGCTGCCTCGGGCGCAACAACGAGTGACGCCGACTCGACCGCGAAGGGCGACACAGACCCACAGGACGCCGCTGCCTCGGGCGCTGACTCTCAGCCGGACGTGGACAAGATCGTCAAAGCTCGCGTAGGCCAGTACCTCAAGAGCATCAACATTGACGACCTCAAGAAGAAGGCTGCCGAGTACGACAAGCAGCAAGCGGAAGGTCAGACCGAGGCTGAACGCCTCCAGGCTCGCATCGCCGAGCTTGAGAAGCGAGACTCTGATCGGGAGACCGAACGCAAGCAGGAGCGCGTCCAGACGATTGCGGTGCGCGAGGCAGCACGCCTCGGATTCCGTGATCCCGCCGACGCCTACCGACTGCTCGATACCTCAGACATTGAGTTCGAGGACGACCAGCCCAAGAACCTGCCGAAACTGCTGACCGCTCTCAGCAAGGAGAAGCCCTACCTCACCGGAGCCGCCGTCAACGGCAGCGCTGATGGGGGACAGCAGGGCGCATCCAGCGAGGGCAAAAAGCCAGGCATGAACGAACTGCTCCGGGGCGCGCTGAAAGGCGACTAGCACCGGGCAGCCAAACCCCGCTAACCGAAAGCCCCGCCGTCGAGCGGGGTTTTGTGTTGCCCGAAAGGACTCTCTCTCATGGCAGATATCAGCAGGGCAGACGCCCTCGCGCTGATTCGTGAGCA